TAACGTTTCTCAACCCCATCGACACTGAAACAAGGTGATCGGATGGAGTTAAGAAAATCAAACCAAGCGGGAGGTAAGAGATCCCTAGCCGTTTCAATGGCTATGGAATCACTCGCCGCGCTTAGGTCAATAGTTACGAGCGGGTTGAACCACCCCGGGAGACTGCCTTGATAGGCAAGCCCCTGGTTTCGACTCTGATCGGTAATGTCTATACCTGCACGAAGGAGAAGTTTTTCCTTCAGGTACTGATCACAACCGGTCTGGATGAAACCATTCAGGAGTGGCTCTATGGCGATTGCACGATGAATCTTCGCCGTCTTCGGTACCATAGTAATTTTATTAGCCTGAACTAGACGGACCTTTGACCCGAAAGCAGTGCGAAAAGCACTGCGCCCGTGGTCAGCATACCTGGGGTCTCCTAAAAGGAGCTCCCGAATATGATCGTCACCGATAAGGGCTGATCTAGCAAAGTCAAGTGCCGCAGGCGTAACGGTCCACTCATCACTGCAAAGTTTCGCAGAGGTGTGAGTGGCCGTGCCGTGTACACCAACGCTGGCACCGGGCCCGAAACCGCATCTCTCATATATAGCCTTTAAATCAGGCGTGTCTCCGATTACTCGGAGTATAAATGACCTCGCCCTGGATCGCATATCAGGGTACGCATACCTGTTTACTCTTTTCTCAGCAAGTAATCGCTGATTTATTCGTCTGCAGGTATGTTCGGCTGCGTAGAATTTCTTCCACGCCGCCTTTTCGGGGTTGAGGGAAGAATCTTTTATAGGATTCTTCTTCACAAGAGATGCAAGCTGATTCGCAATAAAATGCTCAGATGGCGTTGTATACGTCTGTAAAGCCATCGAATCAGCTACTGACAGTGCGCCAGAAAAATTCCTGGCACGGAGATGACCGAGTAATCGGGTGATCTCCACGCTGTCAGCGGTCTCGTAAGACCCGGCTAAACGGTGAACCAACATCGACAGAAAAGTCAATGGATCTTTTACGACGGGGGCTTTTCGCCCGTTCCGAGACCGCCTCATAGGTGTAACACCCGTGAGACGGAAGGAGCGTTCGTCGTTTTTAGATGCTGAAGACCCTTAAAGAAGGCCGTTAAAATCAACTTCCTCTGGGAGGAGTCAATCTTTCCAGGTCCATCGTAGAGGCGCACATTAAGCGCATCACCCCCAATACCAGAAAAAGTCACATCTCCGAATGATATGGAGAAGTGACCCTGTCTGGATTCTATTGAAAGGGTGAAGAGCCGATGTGCGTGCCTCTTCATGGTTAGTTGCTGTTTCAAATGTTGCATTTGGAACTCCTTTAAAGGTTCAAGCTTTGCGGTTCACTCGTAACGTACGAGTGAGACCCCGGGGGACGCAACGTATAAGTTAGTACGTTACATCCAACGTTGAAAACAGTTTTGTAGTCCCCGCTTCTTCAAGTTGAAGAAGATCGACGGCATCTGCAATCATAGACGCCAAATCGGCGGGAGCAATTCCAACAGGAATACTTCCGCTGAGATTTACTATGGCGTCACGGGTCTCACCAGTAGTCGCGTTGGTAACAACGGTGCGAACGATCTTGGCTCCAGGACGTGCCACACCGAGGAAACCAGTGACGGGCTTCGGATACACGCGGCTAAGTTGGATAGAATCCTTCGTAGTCAGGGTGTTCGAGGGACCGACATAGGTTACAGCATCGGGTGTGACACGGTCAGAGTTGTAGGTCTTTGTACTGATAGTAAGAGCCATTTAGGTTCTCCTTGTGAGTTGCTGCAATGAGAGTGCAATTGCGGCCCCGACGTTCACTCTATCGATCGTAAGATCCATAGAAAGTGAAATACGGGACCCGAGGCTTATCGGCACACGCTGGAAAAGCACGTAATTTCCAACGTCCGCGCCGCTCTGAGCGACCGAATTAGTCCAGCCGTTAGTGAGAATCGTGTCCGTTGGGTAACGGGTCACGGTGAGCTCACGACGAACAGATATCCATTCGCTCAAGAAGTTTTGAGTAAGTAGGTTCTGCTGGGCGACAATGAAGTCGCCTGCATTAGTAAACCAATCAACCACAAAGGACCAAGGTAGAACCTCCCAAGCAAAAGCGGGAAGTGCATGGGCCGTAAGACCCAATCTACTCTGGAGACTTTCGAGGCGTGCATCATAAAGCGCCCCGGCTCGTACGACAATAGTCTCCTGTGTAACGGTACGCATCTTCTCTACCCAGTTAGGGCCAGAGGGGAATTGTTGCCAGTAAACGGAAGAAACGTCGGAAGAGACTGAATGGTTGAACTTGCCTCGGGCAGTTTCCCGCTCCGAAACAGTTTTACTCATTGTTTGCAATCCGACTTGAATATCCCGCATCGTCGGTAGAATACCGAAAACCAATGCGAGGTACTCAGAGCTGGCGTCACGCACTTGGCCCTTAGAGATCACACTTTTGGTGTGAGCGCTTTTAGCCAACTTAGAAGATTCAGAGGGGGATAGTTTAATTCCCGCTCGTTGCTTCCGTGCGATAGAGTCGATAACGTTAAGTTCTTTAACGAGAACTTTATGTTTTGCCAAGACCTTCCGTAGCGAAGAGAAGGGATGGCGTATCGAATCATAAGTCTGGCGAAGTTCTTTAATATTCGCCAGACCTAGGACGTCAGGGGCCTTAACATTAGCCAATGCGGCAGTTGCTGCCCGGCTGATGTAAGGATCTTCACCAATTGAGAAGCTAGTCCACTCTGGAAGAGGACCGGCACACATATTGATGAAGTTAGAGGCTGTAAACTTCCACACACCGGTTGATGATGAGCAGTTAAAACCGTTAACTTGCACGGAGTGGCTGCCCACCGAACTGGTGAGAGTAGTAGTTCGCATTTCAAGGGGGCTATTAATAATAGCCCCTTGTGTACTCTTCTTTTTGAAACCAGGAGTCGAATGATCCACAATACTTTTGAACACACCCGTATTCGAACCTTGATAGGTTGAATTTGTGGATGTGCAACCTGGGCCACTATAAGTGGTGAACAGGGAAGGGGTATTAACAATAGACCCCATATTGCGGACACGAAGACCTGGAAAGTCAAATAGCATGAGTCACCTCCTTCCGCGAAAGCCGGAGAGGGTGCCGATTTAGGTCGGGCACCGAGAGAGCTGGCGTTGCGCCAGCAATCACAGAACACTTGGCCGGATAGGAAATACACGTACAAGGTTTAGAATTGCGATAACCAGAGTACCAATCTACATCGAAGCTAAAAGGCGGACATTCCCATTTACACAAATACTTGGGAATGTGAGCCTCAGCAGACGGTGTGAGAAAAAGTACTCCGGTAAAAGCAAAAATAAGTCTAAACATACGAGTCTCCTTG